CCCAGCGCAACGCCTGCGGCATGCCGACCACCCAGAAGATCCGGTTCGCGGTGGACACCGACACCACGTGGCCGTCCGTGAGCCCGTACTTCGAGGGTGCCGCGTCGATCATCGGCAAGGCGAACACGGCCCCGTACGGCGGCTACAAGATCACGACCGCCGCGTACGCCGCCGGGTACCGGGGCTGCTGGCAGACCACCGCCTGGTCCGGCGGCAAGCTGGACCCGCACGCCGTGCTGTACCAGAACGGCCACACCGCCCTGTCCGGTGACGCGGACGTGAACAACATCCTGGCCGCCGACTGGGGCCAGTACCCACCACTGGAGGAAGACATGACGATCAGCTCCGCCGACGTGGACACGATCATCAATCACCGGATGCCCGCCTACGCGGACGTCCCGGCGGCGGACGGGTCGCCGTACAACCCCACGGTCGGTGAGGTGCTGAACGGGGCCAAGCAGGCGGACGACAAGATCGACGCCCTGGCCGCCGCCGTGGCCGCCGACATGGACAAGCTCCAGACCCAGGCCAAGGCGAACGGGGCCGCGCTGTCCGCCGTCCAGCTCTCGCTCCAGAACCTGTCCACGACCGGGCTCACGACGGAGCAGCAGGACGCGCTGGTGGACGCCCTGCTGGACAAGCTGTCCGCCCGGCTGGCCCAGTAGCCGTGGCGCACACGGCGGGACCGGGGCCGGAGGACCAGTGGGACGCGGCCACGAAACGGCGACGGGTCCTCCAGGCGCGCCGCGAGGGCGCGACGTGGGAGCAGGCCGCCGTCTACGCCGGGTACGCGGACCGGTCGGCCGCCTACAATGCGATCAAGGGCGCGCTCAAGAACGAGCGGGAGCAGCTGGCCCACGACCTGATCGAACAGCGGCAGATCGAGGACGACCGGGACGACGACCTGCGGCAGCGGCTGTACAAGATCCTGGACGCGGACCACCTGGTGGTGTCGGACGGCCGGATCGTCAAGGACGAGGAAGGGATCCCGCTCAAGGACCCGCGTCCCGTCCTGATGGCCGTGGACCGGCTGGGCCGGATCGCCGACCGCTACGCGCTGCGCCACGGACTCAACGCCCCGAAGGAACTCAAGATCGCGTTGGACGCGCGCCAGCACATGGAGGCGTCCGTGGTCGCGGACACGCTGCTGCGGGTGGCGGAGGCCATGGGCCTGGACCCGTCCACGCGCCAGCTCATGCTGGAGCACATGCAGCGGGAGCTGACGGCGGTTGCCAGCGAGCAGCACGCTCTGGGAGACTGACGGCGGCCTGCCACTGAACCGGATGGCTACCGGGCCCGCGAAGCCCGACCGAAGCCCCTGCCGACTTGATACCGGCAGGGGCTTCGTGCTGCGGTACCGTGGCCGTGCTCACTACGCGGAGCAAGCGTCCCGGCCATCACCCTCGCGGTGGCCGGGACGTCCGTGTGTCCGGGACCGGGCATCATGCAGCCATGGGACTTGATCAGGCGGGCGTCGCCAGCGAGGCGGCACAGCTGCTGTCCGCGCGCGTGGCGGAGCTGCTGTCCCCGCGCTGGACCCCGCGACCGCACCAGGTGCCGCCACCGGGCGACTGGTACGGCTGGCTGCTCCTGGCCGGCCGTGGGGCAGGCAAGACGGACGCCTGCGCGAAGTACGTCTCCGACCACGTCAAGGGGCCGCCGTGCCTCAAGGGCGACACCCCGCACTGGATCGGGATCGTGGCCCCGACCCAGGGTGACGCGGCCACGTCGTGTGTCACCGGGCCGTCCGGGATCCTGGCCCACGACCCGCACGCGCGCATGGTCACGGTTCCCGGCGGCACGGTCGTGCGCTGGCCCAACGGGTCGGAGGCGAAGCTGTTCGGCGCGGACAGCTTCAACGACACGGAGCGCCTGCGGTCCGGCGGTAACCGGTGCCTGTTCTGGCTGGAGGAGCTGGCCGCCTGGCGGTGGCTGGAGGAGGGCTGGGACCAGATGCGCTTCGGCCTGCGCACCGGCCCGCACCCGCGCTGGATCGGGTCCACCACCCCGAAGCCGCGCGGCCTGATCAAGCGCCTGGACAAGGGCGAGTTCCGGAACACGGTCGTGACCCGTGCGTCCACGTACGACAATCCCCACCTGCCGCAGGAGATCCGGGACGCGCTGGAGGACGCGTACAAGGACACCCGCAAGGGGGACCAGGAGCTGCTGGGCCTGCTCATGGAGGAGGACGAGAACGCGCTCTGGACCCGCGACATGATCAACGCGGCGCGGGTGGACCCGGACGACATGCCGCCGCTGCTGCGGCGCACCGTGGGCGTGGACCCGTCCGGCGGAGCCGGCGAACAGGGCATCGTGGTCGCGGGCAAGAGCGGCCTCTGGACGCCGGAGGACGGCGGACGCCAGCACGTTCACGGCTTCGTGCTCGCGGACTACACCTGCCATCTCAAGCCGGACGGGTGGGGTCGGCGCGCGGTCCAGGCGGCCGTGGACTTCAACGCGGACGACATCACGGTGGAGACCAACTACGGCCGGGACATGGCGATCTCCACGATCCGGTCCGCCGCCGACGCCATGGGCATCCCGATCAAGATTCGCACCGTCACCGCGACCCGGGGCAAGCGGGTGCGCGCGGAGCCGGTGTCCGCGCTCACGGAGCAGCGGCGGTGGCACCACGCGGGCCGGTTCGAGGCGCTGGAGGACCAGCTGGCCACGTGGACGCCGGAGCTGGACTGGAGCCCTGACCGGCTGGACGCCATGGTCTGGGACGCGGTGGGGTTGGGCGTGGCGCGGCTGTCCGGGGGAAAGGGCGGCATCAAGGTCGGCTCCGGCCTGGGCGGCACGGACAAGGTGGTGGACCGGTGACGAAGGCCCGTGTCTGCCGGGGCACGGGCCTTCGTGGGCACGCGGTGCGGTCACGCGGCAGGGAGCAGCATAGCGCCGGGCGTTGCTTTAATCGAACCGTGCCACACTGCCCGTAGCCGATGAGCAGTAGCAGACTGAGAGGAACCGTCATGTCCACTCCCGTAGCCCGTGCCCCGCTGGGCGGAGAGCCGCAACTGATCCTGGGCTTCGTCTCCGCCGCCGTGTCCCTGCTGGTCGCCCTGAACGTGGGCGGCCTCACGGACACCGTGGGCGCGCTCATCGTCGCCCTGATCACCGCCGTGTTCGGTGCCGTGGCCGCCGCCATGGTGCGCCCCGTTGCGCCGGCCGCCTTCACCACTGTGGTCACGGCCGCCGCCGACCTGCTGCTGGGCCTGCACTACAACGTGGACCCGGGCGTGGTGGCCGCGATCAACGGCCTGGTGCTGGCCGTCCTGGTGCTGGTCACCCGCCACCAGGTGACGCCCGTCCCGCTCACCCGTGCCGACGTCTCCCAGGCGGCCTGAGTGCCGCTCTGGCTGCTGCTCACGGTGATGGCCCTCACCGTGTACCGGGCCACGCGGTTGCTGACGACCGACGACTTCCCGCCCATGCTCGCTCTCCGTGACCGAGTGTGTGGCGGGTGGCGTCCGTTGACGCAGCAGGAGATCGACCGGCACGCGGCCTCCGTCGCGGACGGACGCACGTCCCTGGGCTGGGCCCTGGGCCACCAGGGGGACAAGACGGTCCGGTACCTGACCCGCGCGTCCTGGTCGCCGTACTGGCTGGCCAAGCTGGTCTCCTGCGCCTGGTGCGCGTCCGGCTGGGTGGCCGGGGTCGTCACCCTGGTCACGGACATGACCGTGGGCGTGCCGGACCCGTGGCTGGTCGGCCCCGCCGTGTGGGCGGCGGGCGCGCTGCTGGCCTCGCGGGAGTGGGCGTGAAGATCAATGACCTGGACGTGGCCGGGGACTGCCCGGCCTGCGGGCACCCGACCCTGTTTCTGGGAGAGGGCGGCTACGTCACCTGCTCCCTGCTCGGCTGCCCCGACCCGGAGGCGGCCACCCGACTGTTGGAGGGAAGCATGATCCCGACCGTGGGACGTGTCGTGCACTACGTCAGCCACGGCACGCCCGTGCGTGAGGACGGGACCCGGGCGTACCCGGCGGTGTGCAGGGCCGCCATCGTCACGTCCGTGGGCGTCGCCCATCAGGAGCCCGGCCAGGTCTACCTGACCGAGGACGGTTACGACGTCGGCATGTGCGTGGTGAACCCGACCGGGATGTTCTTCAACGAGCACGTGCCGTACACCCAGTGGGACAGGACGGAGGCAGAACCGGGAGCGCAGCCGCCGCCCGGGACCTGGCACTGGCCGGAGCGTGAGTCATGACGGAGAGCTACGTTCCGCTGCCCGGGGATATCGGGCTGACGTCTATCAGCGGCTGGGCCGGGCGCGGCATCCGGGTCGGCCAGTGGCTGGTGGGCGACGGCTTCTCCCGGTACGAGCACGCCTTCGTCTACGTGGGCAGTCAGAAGATCATTGAAGCGGAGCCCGGTGGCGCGCTGCTGTCCGACCTCAAGCGCTATGACCCGTCCCGCGTCATGTGGCTGCGCTGCCCGCAGCAGTACCGGCTGGACGTCACGAGAGCGGCGCTGGGATACGGCCCCGACCCGGCGACCGGGCGCAAGGGGGTCGGGTACAGCTGGCTGGACTACGCGGCCATCGGGGAGCGCCGGTTCCACGTCCCGACGCCGGGACTGGAGGCCTACATCCGGAGCAGCGGTCACATGATCTGTTCCCAGCTGGCAGACCGGTCCGCGATGGATGGCGGTTGGCACCTGTTCGAGGACGGGCGCTGGGAAGGCGACGTGACGCCGGGCGACCTGTGGAAACTGGCGCTGGCCCAGGAACGCGCGAGGCAGGAGGCATGAGCCGGACCACGACGGAGACGCGGATCTACTGCCCCGCGTGCGGGGAGGTGCGCAGCAGCCAGGTCAAGCCGACGCGCCCCACCGTCGTGGTCCTGCCGCACGACCGGATGCAGTCCGGCGGGGTCAAGCAGCGGTGCCCCGGCGGGGTCGCGGACACCACGGCGGACGCCGCTCCCTGACCGGCGCGGTACCGTGATCCCCATCCGACCCGGACGGAGGACGCCATGCCGTGGTACGACGTGATCACCGGTCGCGGCGCGGCACCGCCCCCCGCGTCGCCGGAGGCCGCCGCGCTGACCGCCGCAGCCGTTCCCGCCGCCGCGCCGCAGGCCCAGTACATCCGGGTCACCGACCGTTGGCAGAACGAGGCGTGGACGTACTACGAGACACTGGGCGAGTTCCGCTACGGCGTGAACTGGCTGGCCAACATGATCTCCCGGGTGCGGCTGCGGGCCGGTGAGCTGGACCCGGCCTCCGATGAGCCGTCGATCGTGGACGACGGCCTGGCGGCCCAGGCCATGAGCGAGTTCGGCAACGGGATCGGAGGCCGGGCGGACATCATGCGCAGGCTCGCGATCCAGCTCTCCGTCCCCGGGGAGTGCTACACCATCGGGGAGCAGCGCGGGCCGGTGTCCACCTGGCAGGTCCGGTCCGTGGCGGAGGTGCGCGCCCAGGGCGGCACGTACCAGGTCACGGACGAGAACACGGTCAACACCGGGGCCAAGTGGCGCGACCTGGCCAAGGACTCCATCCCGGTCCGGATCTGGCGGCCCGGTGACCGCTTCTACCACCTGGCCGACTCCCCGGCCCGCGCCGCGCTGGACGTGATGCGGGAGCTGGAGCTGGTCAACCGCGCGATCCGGGCCCAGTACCTGTCCCGGCTGGCGTCCTCCGGCATGATCGTGCTGCCGGAGGAGATGACCTTCCCGGTCCGTGAGGAGTTCGCGGACGCGGAGGACCCGATCACGATGGAATGGGTGGAGATCGCGGCCACCGCCATCGCGACGCCGGGCACGGCGCGGGCGGCGGTCCCGATCCCGCTCATGGTCCCGGCCGAACTGGTCGACAAGATCAAGTTCATTGACTTCACGGTCACGCTGGACGAGAAGATCCTCGACCGGCGCGACCAGGCGATCCGGCGGCTGGCCACCATCCTGGACATCCCCTCGGACGTGATGCTGGGCCTGGGCGACACCAACCACTGGTCCGCGTGGGCCGTGGAGGAGTCCGGTCTCAAGGCGCACATCGCGCCGCTGGTGGAGCAGATCTGTGCCGCGCTGACGACCGGCTACCTCCAGCCCCGGCTGGCCGCGTCCGACGACCCGAACGCCATGAAGTACGTCGTCTGGTACGACATGTCGGAGCTCACGCTGCGCCCGGACACGTCCCAGAACGCGAAGGACGCCTATGACCGGATGGAGATCAGCGGCGACGCGCTGCGCACCGCCACCGGCTTCTCCCCGGACGACAAGCCGTCGCCGGAGGAGCTCAAGGCCATCGGTCTGAAGGCCCTGATCCGCAACGTCCACGGCGCGGCCCCCGGCGCGCTGGACGCCCTGGTGGGCACGTCCCTGATCGCCCCGGCCACGACCGGCCCCGGCGCGGCCGGCCCCGCCACGGACGCTGAGGGCGAGACGCTGCCGACACCGAAGCAGGCACCTCCCGGGCCGCCGCCGGACGCGGGCGGCGCTCCGTCCGCGAAGGCACCGCCGGGGCAGGCCGCCGCCGTGGCCCGGATGCGGCGCGGGGTGCAGGCGCGCCAGATGCACCATGCCCGGTTCCTGTCGGACGGGCAGTGGGCGCTGTTCCACCCGCCGGTCTGCAAGGGCAACGCGTACGCGTGCCCGCACACGTTCGCCGTGATGCGCAAGGCACCGGCCGCCGTGCCCGGGACGCCGGGCACGTACCGGGTCCTGCTGGACGCCTTCGGCCGCGTCCAGGTGGGCGCGTCGGACCCGTTCGTGGACCTGTCCGTGATGGTGCCCACGCTGCTCACCCCGGCCCGGCAGGTGGACCGTGTCTGACGACCTGGTACGGGCCGCGCACCGTGCCGCCCCCGCCGCGCTGGACGCGCTGATCTCAGCTGCTGACGGCAGCCACACGTCCGGCTGCATGATCGCTCTCATGCCCGTGGCCGCCGACGCCAAGCGGTTGGCCGTGGACGGCGGGGAGTCGCCGGAGGACCTGCACTGCACGCTGTTCTACCTGGGCCCGGACGCCACGGCGTGGAGCCCGGAGCAGCGCGCGGACCTGGTGCAGGGACTGCGGGAGGAGTTCGCGGGGATGCCCCCGGTCCCGGCGACGGTCTTCGGGGTGGCGCACTGGAACGGGGACGGTGAGAACCCGTCCTGGGTCTGGTCGGTCGGGGACGACAGCACCCAGGACGGTCCAGGCCTGGAGTCGGCGCACGTCGGTGCGGTCATGGCGCTGGAGGACATGCACGCCGACCAGCCGGAGATCCCGCAGCAGCACACCCCCTGGGTGGCGCACGTCTGCGCCCAGTACACCGACGACCCGTCCATGGTCCCGGTGATGGAGCAGCGGCTGGGGCCGGTCACGTTCGACCGGGTACGGGTGTCCTTCGGCGACCAGGACACGGACATCCCGCTGGACGGGACCACGGAACCGGAGGACCCGCTGACCGCCGCCGGGACCACGCTGCGCCGCAGGCCGACCCCGGTGGAGCTGGCGTCCACGTGCGACTTCTCCGCCCACCAGGCGGGGTGGACGTCGGCGGTCAACGCCGCCACGCACGACTGGGCCACGGTCACCACGGCGTGGCGCAACGAGATCCGCCAGCAGATGCTGACGGATGACACGGCCTCTGAGCTGTCCGGCCTGTCGGTCAGCACCGCACACGGCGCGTCCCTGCTGTACGCCCGCATGGAGGCGGCAGCGGAGGCGGCGGGCAAGGCACAGCAGGCGGAGGCGGAGCGACAGGGCGTCAAGGTCCCGCACTGGGACCTGGGACCGGACGCGGTCACGGCGGCCGGGCTGTCCGGCCGGCGGCTGCTGCGCAACGTCGCGGCCGTCACCTCCGACGTGCTGGGCTCGCGCATGGTCAACGCCGCCCGCCAGCGGGCCCGGTCGCTGTTCGGGGTGTACTCCGGCATCCGGCTGGCCTCCGAGGTCGACCAGACGCTCCAGGACCTGTCCGACGCGTACACCCGGGAGCAGCTGGGCGCGGCGGTGACGGCGGCCCAGAACGCGGGCCGGATGGCCGTGCTGGAGGCCGCCCCGAAGGCGGACTACTACGCATCCGAGATCTTGGACCGGAACACGTGCAAGCCGTGCCGGGACATCGACGGCCACCAGTTCCCGACCCTGGCCGCCGTGGACGAGGCGTACCCTTCCGGCGGGTACACGGGGTGCCTGGGCGGCGACCGCTGCCGGGGCGTGGCCATCGCGGTGTGGGACCAGGGGATCACGGCGGCAGCGGAGGAGACGGAGTTGACCACGACCACGGACCTGGGAGGCAAGCCGAACCCGGGCACGAAGAAGGACAAGCGGCTGCACGAGAACGACCCGGACATGGCTGCGGCCACGGAGTGCGACGACTGCCCGGACCAGCACCAGCACTTCGGCGCGTCCACGTCCAAGGTGACCACGCCCTGGGACGGCGCGGCCTCCCGGTTCAGTGACGACCAGTACAAGACGGCGTCCGCCGCCTGCGACCCCGGCACCGGGACGGTCAAGGAACGCTGCTTCCTGCCGCACCACGAACCGACCGGAGCGCTCAGCGTGGCCGGGCTCCACGCCGCCGCGTCCCGGGCCGGGTCGCTCAAGGGCCACGACCCGGCTGCCGTGGCCAGGGCGAAGGCGCACCTGCGGTCCCACTACCACTCCCTTGGAGAAGACGTGCCCCCATCGCTGACGGCCGCCGCCGCCCTCTCCTGCCCGGACGGCTGGAAAGCCGACCCGGGCGGGGACGGGTGCGTGCCCGCCGACTGGAACCCCGGAGACACCCCGCCTCCGTGCCCGCCCGGCATGACCCGCGACCCCGACCACGACGGGTGCGTTCCGGTGACGGCCGCCGCCTCCGGCACGGAGCAGCTGGCCGCTCAGACGGAGGCCCCGGCCACCCCGGACGGGGCGGACATCCCGGCCGGCGGCCCCACCGCGCCGTGGAACGGCGTGCTGGCCGTGGAGGGCAAGCCGACCGGTGACGGTCGCCAGTTCGCGGAGGGCGCGCTGACGCTGCCGCAGGACATCACGCCCGGTGAGGTGACGCTGCGCTGGAACCGGGTGGACTCCCACGGCGGCCAGGCGCGCACGGAGGCGGTCAACGTCGGCCGGATCGACAAGGTATGGCGGGACGGGTCCCTGATCCGTGGGGAGGGCGTCTTCAACCTGTCCACGCCGGACGGGGTCCAGGCGCACCAGATGGTCAAGGACGGGTTCCTGCGCGGGGTGAGCATCGACGCGGACGACATCTCCGGGGCCGTGATCGAGACGGTCTGGCCCGCCGCCGCCGAAGGGATGGACGCGCTGGACATCATGATGTCCGGCATGGAGCCGGAGGGCGTGATCTTTCACGGCGGCCGGGTGCGGGCGGCCACGCTGTGCGACATCCCCGCCTTCGTGGAGGCGTACGTGGCGCTCACGGACGACAGCGGGGCCGTGGTCGCGGGCGGTCAGATGACGGAAGCGGAGTGGTCCACGGCGGTGCCCATGCGGGCCCCGCGCGCGGTCGTGGCCCACGGCGCTCCGGCCGCGCCGCCGGTCTCCTGGTTCGCGGACCCGGGCCTGTCGCTGCCCACCCCGATCACCGTGGACGCGGCCGGGCGCGTGTACGGGCACGCGGCCACCTGGTCCACCTGCCACATCGGGATGGGCGGGGAGTGCGTGAAGCCCCCGCGTGAGAACGAGCACGCGTACTACCTGACCGGCGAGCTGCTCACGGCGGAGGGCCGTGGGGTCAGCGTCGGGCAGATCACGCTGGGCACCGGGCACGCGGCGCTGTCCAAGGGGCACCAGGCGGCGGCGGCCCATTACGACGACACCGGCACGGCGGTCGCGGACGTGGCCGTGGGCAACGACGCCCACGGGATCTGGGTGGCGGGAAGCGTCCGCGCCGGGGTGGACCCGGCGCTGGTCTCCGAGCTCCGGGCGTCCGGTCAGGTGTCCGGGGACTGGCGGCGGATCGGCGGGCACCTGCGCCTGGTCGGCCTGCTGGCCGTCAACGTGCCCGGCTTCCCGGTGCCGCGCCCGGCGCTGCTCACCGCGTCCGGGCAGCCCATGGCGCTGGTCGCGGCCGGTGCGCCTACCATGGCACCGGGTACGGGCCACGTGGACAGGGCCGGTGACGAGATCCGTGAGCGGATGGCGGAGCTGGCCCGGCGAGTCAAGGGAGAGTGATCAGCATGTGCGGTTGCGGTGGACAGCAGCCCCCGCCCCCGCCGCAGGTTCCGCAGCCTGCGGAGCCCCCGGCGGAGTGACCAGAGCGTGATCCGGCCCGGCCTGTGATTCACAGGCCGGGCCTTTCATTTCATCCAATTGATTAGGTGAAATGGTTGCTATGCGACAGATTCCATGATCGGTGCTACCGTTCGGCCAAACCCGCCTTACGCGCGGCCAGACGGTTAGGGAGGCCATTCCGTGGCTGGAGAACTGTTCACCCGTCCCGAGAACCTCCCGCTCCTCAGTGAGGCCGACCTGACGGCGGCCCACGACGAGGCGCACCGGGAGTTCACCCGCGTCCACGGCGACGCCGACAACTGGACCCCGGAGGCGCTGTCCTACGCGGAGCAGCTGGCCGGCGACCTGGACGCCATCAAGGCGGAGCAGGCGGCCCGCGCGCTGCGCGCCACGCTCACCACGGAGGCGGAGCGCGACGGAACCGCCGCCACCATGGAGCGGCTCGCGGCCCGCGTCAACGGGCCCGGTGAGACCACGGAGCCGACCGGCGGCACCGGGGCCGTGGACGTGGCGGAGATCGTGGCGGCGGCCGGGCAGGGCTTCACGGACGCGTTCCTCAAGGTCTTCAACGGCAGCAGGACCGCCCCCGGCAAGCAGCTGGCGTCCCTGTCCGCCGCCGCCGGGCAGGCCCCCGACCAGGGCGTGGCTAAGACCGGCAGCCAGCTCACGATGTACTCCAACGTGGACGTGCCCCGCGCGTCCCTGGTGGCCGGGGCCGAGATCCAGGACATGGACGCCCTGGTGGCGGCCGTCCAGATCCGCGCCTCCAGCCTGCCGGAGATGCGCATGGGCGAGGGCAGCCCGCGCCACCCGGTGGCCACGATCCGCAACGAGTTCTCCCACACCCTGGACGAGCGCACGAACCCCGGCCAGGTGGAGGCCATCCTGGCGGAGGTCACGAAGCGTGGCCGCCAGGAGGCGCTCCTGGCCGGCGGTGGCTGGTGCGCCCCGTCCGAGGTGCGCTATGACCTGTTCAACATCTCGGACGTGCCGTCCGGGATCATCGACCTGCCGACCGTGGGCGTGACCCGTGGCGGTGTCCGCTACCCGGTCAGCCCGTCCATCGCGGACATCTTCTACACCTCCGGCGCGTCCAACGCCGCGTCGGGCCTGGGCGGGTTCGCCTTCCCGATGACCAACGGCACCGTGCCGTGGCTGTGGTCGGAGGCGGACGACATCGCCACCGTCACCGGCTCCCCGAACAAGCCCACGCTCCGCGTGCCGTGCGCCACGTTCAACGAGACGCGCCTTGAGCTGTACGGCATCACGCTGACCGCCGGGAACCTGACGGACAGCGCGTACCCGGAGGCGACCGCGAACTTCCTGCGGCTGATCCGCAACGCGTACGAGCACACGAAGAACGCCCGCCTGATCGCGCTCATGCTCGCGCTGTCGTCCAGCGCCATCGCCATCGGCGGGGCCAACAAGGCCGCGTTCAACACCGTGCTGTCCGGCGTGGAGCTGGCGGCCGTGGACTACCGGCAGAAGTTCGGGATGTCCGCGACCGCGATCCTGGAGCTGGTCATCCCGGAGTGGATCCTTCCCGTCGTCCGGGCGGACCTGGCCTGGCGCACGGCGGTGGAGCTGGAGGACGTCACGGACCAGATGATCCGTGGGTTCTTCGCCACGCGCGGGATCGCCGCCCAGTTCGTGTCCGACTGGCAGGTGCGCGGGGCCGGCGGCTTCGGCAACCCGGCCGCGCTGCCCGGCGGCGCGATGACCGCGTGGCCGACCAGCGTGGACTTCCTGCTGTACGCGGCGGGCACGTTCGTCCACGGCTCCGGCATGACCCTGGACCTGGGCGTGGTCCGGGACAGCATCCTCAACGCGGAGAACGACTTCACCGCCGCGTGGATGGAGGAGGCGCACCTGGTGGCCAAGGTGGGCCACGAGAGCCGCCGCTACACCGCTACGTTCTCCGTCAACGGTGCGGGTGTCCTGGGCCAGACCCTGGGCGCACAGATCTGACCCGTCCCCTCCAGCCTGACGACGAAGGGAGGCGGCCGTGGCCGGACCGCGCCAGCTAGTTGACGGACCCGATTTCGAGCCGCTTCCCTACGCCCTGTGGGACGCGGTGGAGCAGCGTTCCCCCGGTGACCCCCACTGGCAGAACGGCGTGACCTGGCAGGAGTGGTGCCCGCAGGTCCCGGACACGCTCTATGACGAGTGCATCGCGGTGACCGGCACGGGCAGCCCCCCGCCGTTCCCGACGCTGCCCGCCGGGGGCAACGTGATCCAGCGGAACCGGGGCGCGACCCCCTTCACGGTCTACGCGGAGTTCGACTGCTCGCCGGTCGGGCTCGCGGACATGGACCTGGCCCGGACGGCCATCGGTCGCCTGGAGTCCTACGCCGTGGAGAACGCCTTCTGGACCGGCCTGGTGGGCGGGGTGGCGAACATCGCCTTCCCGCACCTGGCCGCCAACGCGCAGGTGCTGGACAGCCAGAACATCATCCTCCAGTCGGCGGCCACCCAGGCGGTCACCGGGACCGGGGTGGACGTCACGGACGCGCTGGGCCAGCTGGAGGCACAGCTGGCCGCCTGCTACGGCGGCCGGGGCGTCATCCACATCCCGCGCCGGGCGCTGCCCACGTTCCAGGCCTGGACCCTGGTCCACGACGAGGGTGGGAAGCTCTACACGGCCGCCGGGAACCTGGTCGTCCCCGGCGGCGGCTACCCGGGAACCGCCCCGGACGGCAGCGCCCCGGCCGCCGGCCAGTCGTGGATCTACGCCACCGGTCAGATGTTCGGGTACCGCTCCGACGTCACCTCGTACCCGGTGCCGGAGTCCCTGGACAAGCGCACCAACACGATCCACTCCATCGCCCAGCGCACGTACGTGCTCGGTTACGAGTGCTGCTTGATCGCCGCCCAGATCGCCACCGGCGTCCCTGCCAGCCCCACCGTCTGACCCTGGAAAGGGGTGACTGAATGTCCGCCACAGCTACGTGCGTGACCCCGATCAAGGGGTCCATGTACCGACTCGTCAAGCTGGACTCCTGCGGGTCCCCGGTGACCGGCACCGGCTCCATGGTGGTCGTGAGCAAGGGCTTCGTGCAGGTCCAGCAGGACCCGCAGTACGAAGACGGCGTGGAGTTCTTCGAGCGGACCGCAGACGGGTCGATCTGCGTCAACCAGATGGACGACCCCACGCTCAAGCGCATGCAGCTGACCATGGACTTCTGCGAGGTGAACCAGACCGGCGCGGCGTGGATGGCGTCCATGCAGGAGCTGACCACGGGCGCGGGGGCGACCGGTACCGGCTTCGCGGCCGTGGAGGGGAACAGCTCCAACCGCTGGTCCCTGGAGGTGTGGCAGCAGGTCGCCGGGTCCGGGGCGTGCGACCCGGTCAGCGGCCTCCAGCGCTACATCTACAACGCCTGGCCCAACGTCGGCGCGGGCAAGCTGGGCGGCTACACCATCGCCAACGCCCGGTCCTCGCTCCAGATCATCGGCCAGTCGCGCGGGGCGTCGGCGGTCGCCGGGATCGGGTGGGGGGACGGCCCGGGAACCACGTCGTGGATGCCCGCCGGGTTCGTGGCCACCGCGCAGCAGCACTGGTTCTTCAACGTGACCACCACGCCGCCCCCGTCGCCGTCCTGCTCGCCCACCCAGCTCTGATGGGCGCTGTCCTGCTCCAGCCGCCGGAGCAGCGGTGGGAGTGCCCGAACTGCCCGGTGACCGACGTCACCGTGGGGCAGCCCAACCGGTTCCACCCGTGCCCCGGCATGGGCGGCATGCTGGCCCCGCTGGTCCCCGCCGGGTCCGGCGCGAGGGTGTTCGCCGTGGAGCGGGAGGACTACGTGGGGCGGGAACGGGCGCACGCCCAGCGGGACGCGGACGGCCGGTACGTCATGGCCGTGGTGACCGAGCGGCCGGACGGGTCCAACGACGTGATGGTCAACGCGCCCACGGCCGTGGGGGAGGGGATGAACCGGTGAGCTGGTCCGAGAGCAGGATCTTCCGGGCGTGGCTGGCCGCGCCCATGCTGCACCTGGGGACGCAGCCGGTCGGGTACGGCGGCCTGACCACGGACACGGTCAAGGCCGCGCTGTTCAACGCCACCGGGACGCCCGACCGGGACGCGGCCACCGCCAGCACCGGTTACAACACCGGGCAGTGGGTCACGGCCAACGAGGTGACCGGCGCGTCCGAATGGGTGGCCGGCGGCCGTGCGCTGGCGAGCACCGGGCTGACCGCCAGCGCCGGGGGCATCGTCACCTTCTCCGCTGCGAATCTCGCAGGGTCCGCGTCCGTCACCATGTCCGGGATCCAGGGCTGCCTGGTGTACGACGACACGATCTCTGGTGGCACCGTCGCTGACCAGGGCGTCTGCTACAACTACTTCGGCGGGGCACAGAGCGTGACGGCTGGAACCTTTACGTTGAACTGGAGCCCCTCCGGGGTCTTCGCGTTCAGCGTGTAGGGGGCGGCCGTGGCCGACTACCGGATCTTTCCGGCGACCAACGGGCCGTCCTCCCCCGCGTCCGACACCACGTCCTACACCATGGGCGTGGAGTTCTACGTCACGGCGGACGCCAACCTGACCGGTTTCTGGTGGTGGTGCGCGCCGGGGGCCGACACCAGCGTCAAGACGCACCAGTGCTGGCAGGTGGCCACCGGGACGACCGGCACCGCCGTTCCAGGCACCCAGGTCAACACCGGGACCCTGACCCAGGGCCAGTGGAACTTCACCGCCCTTAGCCCGCCCGTCCCGCTGACCCCGAACCAGCGCTACCGGGCGTCGATCACGGACCTGTCCAGCGGGCACAACTGGTACTCCGCCACCCCGGACGGCTACCCGGCGGACGTGGTGGACGGGCCGTTGACCGCCCCGTCCACCGTGAACGCCACGGGCGGGATCCAGGTCGGGTACGTGATCAGCTCCACGCCCACGTACCCGGAGCTGACCACCGGGGCGAACTACTGGGTGGACGTCCAGGTCTCCGACCCGGGCCAGGACGCGGTGGCGCACGCGGGCCTCGCCAGCGGCACCGGGACGGCCTACGCGGCGCGCGCGGCTATCGTGGTGACCGCCGGGGCCGCAGACGGTTCCGGGGCCGCGTACGGCGTGTCCTCGCCCGTTCCCGCACCGCCGTACCAGACCCTGGTCGGTGGCCGGGAACCGGGGACGTCGCTGTCCGGGCGCGAACCGTTCGGCCCGGCCTGACGAGGGAGGCAGCGTGCGGATCTCACAGCCCACCGTGAACGCCGGGCAGTACGTGCGCGGGGAGAAACAGCCTCCGCTCACGTACCAGTTCCAGGACGCCAACGGGACCGGGATCGACCTGTCCGGGTACACGGCGGCCTTCGTGGTCCGTACCCCGGCCGGTGTGGCCACCACGTACACCGCGTCCGTCCTGGTCGGCACGGACGGCTACGTGTCGTACCCGTGGACCGGGAGCGAGTGGCCGGAGCCGGGCCCGTACACGGCGGAGTTCTGGGCCGGGAACGGTGCCGTCCGCCTGGCCAGCATCCGGATCGCGTTCACGGTCCGAGAGCCCGTGGGAGAGGTGCCGCCGGTATGACGTTCAGTGACGGACCGTGCGACGACTGGCCGGTGAGCTGGACGTGCGACGTGTCCACGTACTCCCAGGAGGCCACGGGCATGGCGCTGTCCATGGCCACGAAGGTGCTGTGGGCATTGTCCGGCCGCCGGTACGGGACCTGCTCCACCACGCTGCGCCCGTGCCGCCCCAGCTGCTACCAGCCGTGGCCTCAGTCGCACCCGCTGCTGTTCCCGTGGTCGGAGTGGGGCGGCAGCCCGTCCAACTGGGACGCGTCGTACTGGTTCTCCTCCGAGTGCGGGCAGTGCTCCGGCGGCTGCTCCTGCGGGGAGGTGCCCACGGTGCTGCTCCCGTCGCTGTGCAACGCCGTGACCCAGGTGAAGGTCAACGGGGTGGTGCTGGACCCGTCTGCCTACCGGCTGGACGACAACCGGTTGCTGGTGCGCACGGACGGGTACCGGTGGCCACGCTGCAACAACCTGCGGCTGGCCGACACGGAGCAGGGCACGTGGTCTGTCACCGCCGCGTACGGGCTGGACGTTCCCAGCGAGGCGGCCGGCGTGGTGGGAGAGCTGGCGTGCCAGGTGCTGCGGGCCCGCAACGGAGCGGACTGCCGCCTGCCCATGCAGCTTCAGTCCCTGATCCGGCAGGGCGTCACGATCACGTTCCCGGACATCAACGCGGCCGTGGAGGCAGGGCGCACCGGGGTCTACCTGGTGGACCTGTGGCTGGCGGCCGTCAACCCGAACAGGCTCCAGCAACGGTCCCGGGTCTACGCCGTGGACCGCGTCCCGCCACGGAGGGCAGGATCATGAAGGCAGCACTCAAGCGCTGGCGCTGGGCCCGGAAGCAGCGGGACCTGGAGGCGTCCCTGTTCTGCATGGGCGGTTACGGGGCGTGGCAGCGGGTGAAGGGGGTCAACGACGTGACCGGTGTGTGGCGCGGCCAGCGACGGCGCAACGCGGTCCGGGTCGCGGCCCTGACCCTGGTCCCGCTGGCATACCTGGTCGCGTGCGGGTTCCTGCTCACCGGCTGTAGTTCCGGGCCCGATCAGGCCGCGTGCAAGGGTGCCCTGGTGCAGCAGTGGCGGCAGGCGCTGGGCAACCCCACCACGGTCTCCCCGGGCACGGAGCCGCAGGCGTGCAAGGGGCTGGACGCGGCCACGCTCCAGCGGCTGTGGGCCCAGGCTGGGAACGAGGCGGCGGGGTGACCATGCTCGCGGGCCCGCTCAAGTGGTACGCCGTGGCCGCCGCCTTGCGCGACGCGGCGGCCACGGCGCTGGTGCCGCAGGTGTGCCGGTACGGGGTGGTGGCCGGGAACCAGGCCGCGTGGGACGACTGCCAGTGCGGGGCGCTGTACGTCAACGTGCTGCGCACCTATCCCTCGGAGGAGTTCCCCGCCCCGGTGGAGGCCCCGGTGGGCGCGGGCTGTTCCCCGTCCCTGGACGTGGCGGAGATCGTCCTCCAGGTGCTGCGGTGCGCCACCCAGCCGGAGAACCCGCAGACGGAGGCCGCCCCCGGCCAGGACGCGCTGGACGCGGACGCGCAGCAGTGGGCCCAGGACGCGTACAACCTGGTGGCGTCCGTGGAGCGGGAGCTGTGCACGATGAAGGACGACGGGGCCGGGGAGATCCTGGACTACCTGGTGCAGGAGCTGACGGCGGTCGGGCCGGACGGCGCGTGCGTCGGGTCGGAGCTCCACGTGCTGGTGTCGCTGACGCGCGGGTGATCGAAAATGCTCGAGTATTCGTGCGTATACTTACTAATACTCGAGTCTCGGAGATCTTGATGGCGGAGAAGGTAACGGTCTCGATCAAGCTGGACGGGGTGGCCGTCCGGCGGCTGTTCCGTGGGCGCGGGTCGCCGACCACCAACGACCTGGAGCGGCGCGGGCGGCTGATCATGACCCGGGCCCGCCAGCTCGCGCCGGGCTCCATGAAGCGGAAGATCACATCGGTCACGATCACCAACGGGACCGACTCCGACCAGGTCGAGATCCAGTGCTCGCACCCGGCGACCATGTACGTGACCCAGGGCACCCGGCCGCACCTGATCTTCCCGAAGCGACCGAACGGGCGGCTGCGATTCCGTCCGAAGGGCGGCAGGAAGTACGTCTACGCCCGGGTCGTACACCACCCCGGAAACCGGCCGAACGATTTCATGACGCGGGCCCTGCGCGCGGGCGGGAACCTCGCGGGAGGATCTTGAAAAGATCCGTCCTAGGCTGTGCCCATGGCTGAGGAAGAGATCAAGGATCTATCGAAGAAGCGCGGCGCGGCACCTCGGTTCCGGATTGGGACGAGGGTCTACACCGGTCAGGTCGGCCTCCCGGCGGACACCGTGATGGACTTCACCATCCGGTTCGGCTCCATGGAGGCGGGCACCCCCGTGGACCAGCAGATCGGGGCGTTCAAGGAGATCCTGAGCGAGCTCCTGGAGCCGGAGTCGTACCGGGTGCTGAACGAGATGACGTCCTCCCACGACCCGGCGGACATGATCGAGTTCGACCAGCTGGAGGGCGCGATCAGCTACCTGCTGGAGGCTTTCGGGCTGCGCCCTACGATGCCGTCCGACAGCTCTGCGCCTGGGCCGGACAGCCCGGGAACTGGCATCGCCTGGACGGGCAGTACATCGGGCGAGGTGTCGATCTCGGGAGCCTCCGCTTCGACCGGTTCCTGAACGTGGTCTACGCGGAGATGCTCGACTCGCTGGACTACCAGCGGGAGGGCACCACCCCGGAGCAGGTGTTCGCGATGTTCAACAACGAGCTGGGGGTCAGCATGTGGCGCACGCCGGTGAACGCCTCCAGCAGCCCTGTCCCGGACGACCGCGACCCCGACGCCCCGCTGTGGTGGGTCAGCGACGAAGAGGCGTCCCAGGCCTTCCTGGCCCAGTACGCGCCCGGCCTGGAGCGCTGACCCGTGTCCATTGGCGGTGTCCTGATCGGGGCCGGGTTCGTCCGCATCTCCGCCGACACGGACCCGGCCGAGAAGACGATCAAGGCGTTCGGAGCGATCGGCGCGCAGGCGCTCCAGACCACGCTGCTGCCGGCCATCGCCCCCGTGGTCGCGGGCGTGGGCGCGATCGCCACCAGCTTCATCGGGGCCGGCGCGGCGGCCGGGGCTTTCGCCGCCGCCGTGAAGCCACAGTTCGCCGCGATCTCCGACGCCTCCAAGCAGTACGCCGCGATCACCACAGCCCAGGCGAAGGCGGACCTGGCCGCCGCCGACGCCAAGAAGCAGGCGACGAAGAGCGGCGTGGCCTATGAGGACGCTCTCAAGCAGGCATCGGACGCGCACCAGAAGGCCCAGACGCTGGCCTCCACCGGGGCCAAGGGGTACAGCGCGGCCCAGAAGGAGGCGACGGAGGCGACGGCCAAGGCCCAGTCCCTGGCGACCACCGGGGGTAAGGCGTACGTCAAGGCGCTGGCCGACCAGAAGGCAGCCCAGGACAAGGTCAAGGACGCCCAGGCCGCGTACAACCAGACGCTGGCAGGGCTGCCCCCGGCGACCCGTGCCACAGCCGTGGCCTACTCCGGCCTCACGGACGCGTTCAAGAAATGGTCCGACTCCCTGTCGGGCAGCACGATGCCGGTCTTCACCATCGGTATCGAGAAGCTCCAGGGTCTCCTGCCGAAGCTGACCCCGGTGGTGAAAGAGGCCTCCGGGGTGATCCAGTCCTTCGTGGAGAACATCGGGGCCGGCACCGGGGGCCAGGTCTTCTCCAAGTTCGGCAAGGACATCTCCGGCCTCGCGGGCGGGGCGCTGTCCGACTTCCTCAACATCGGCCGCAACCTGGCCATCGGCTTCGCGGGGATCCTGGACGCCTTCGTGCCCATGGCCTCCGGGGTGACCGGCGGCCTGACGAAGCTCACGGCGAAGTTCGCGGAGTGGGGGGCGACGGCGGGCAGTGACTCCGGGGTCCAGAAGTTCTTCGCCACCGCGAAGGCGGACGGCCCCAAGGTGGGGGCCGCGTTCGAGCAGATCGCCACCGCGCTGACCCACGTGGGCGGTGGCCTGGGCCCGCTGACCGGGATCGGCCTCAAGGTGGCGGAGACCCTGGCCAGGATCCTGGCCGCGCTCCCGGTCCCGGTGCTGAACCAGGTGGTGAACGCCATCGTGGCCGTGAACCTGGCCATGAAGCTGTACGCGATCTACACGGGGGCCGCCGCCGCCGCCACGTGGCTGTTCTCCACGGCCAACGGCGCGAGCCGGGTACAGATGGTGCTGCTGCGGGCGCAGATGGCGCTGGTCTGGGTCCAGCTCCGGCTCCAGGCACTGTGGACCGCCACCACCACGGCGGCCACCTGGCTGTGGAACACGTCCCTGGTCACGTCGGTCGTGAGCCTGGTCAGCAGCACCGCGTCCATGATCGCCCGCAACGTGGTGCTGGGAGCCAGCGCCGTGGCGACCGGCGTAGTGACGGCCGCGACCTGGCTGTGGACCGCCGCCCTGGGCCCGGCCATCGCCGCCACCTGGGCCATGACCACGGCGCTGCTCGCCTCCCCGATCACGTGGGTAGTGATCGGGATAGTCGCCCTGGTGGCGGCCATCGTCCTCATCGCCACGAAGACGACCTGGTTCCAGACCGCGTGGAAAGCCACGTGGGGATTCGTCAAGAATATATGGGACGAGGTGTACGGATTCCTCACTCACGGGCTGGGCCAGTTCGCCCTGCTCATTCTCGGCCCGCTGGCACCGCTCGCTTATCTGGCACTGCACTGGAAACAGGCCTGGGCCGAGATCCAGACAGCCGCCGTGGACACGTGGAACTTCCTGGACAAGTGGGTTATCCACCCCCTGGCCACGGCGTTCATGTGGCTGTGGACCAACGGGATTCAGCCTGCCATACGGTTTATCGTCCAGGGCTTCCTCAAGATGGCCGGGGACATCCTGCACGGGGCCACCGCCATGTTCGGGTGGATCCCCGGACTCGGCCCGAAACTCAGGACGGCCAGTAAGGCGTTCGATTCATTCGCCGATTCCGTGAACAAATCCCTGGGTGGAATCAAGGCGAAGACCGTCCCGGTCACCGTGAGTTTCAACGGGGTGCCGGAAGGAAAGATCAGCGGTCACACCTATACGTCCACGACCGGTTTCACGTACGCGGGCGGCGGACCCGTGCGGGGGCCGGGCACGGAGACCAGCGACGACATCGACGCCAAGCTGTCCGACAACGAGCACGTGTGGACGGCGAAGGAGGTACGCGCGGCGGGAGGCCACTACGCCGTGGCACGACTGCGCAAGCAGGTGCTCAAGGCGGCCGGGTTCGCCACGGGCGGCCCGGTCACCGGCCGCCATGGGCTGGCCGTGTCGTACACCCTGCCGACCGACGCCGGGGTGCAGGCGGGCATGCGCGGGTCCGTGCTGGACAACGTGACCCCCGTGGTCAAGTCGATCACGTCCGCGTACGCGAAGGCGTTCAACGCGGCCATGGTGTCCATGGGTGGGGTCATCCCGACCGGGCAGCACCTGGCCGTGATCAAGTCGGCCATGGCCGCCGCCCACGTCCCTCCGCCCGGGACGGCCGGTCAGTGGTACTCCGGGATGAACACGCTCATCACCCGCGAGTCCGGGTGGAACGCGTCGGCGGTCAACCGCACGGACATCAACGCCCAGCTGGGCCACCCGTCCCAGGGGCTCGCGCAGACGATCCCGGGGACGTTCGACCATTACGTACCCGCCGGGCTGCGGTCGCTCGGCATCCTCAACCCGGTCGCCAACGTGGCCGCCGCCATTCGCTACATCGTCTCCCGGTACGGCAACATCACCCGGGTGCAGCAGGCGAACGCCAGCCTGCCCCCGATGGGGTACGACTCCGGCGGCCTGCTCATGCCCGGGGCCACCCTGGCCATCAACCGGACCGGGCGACCGGAGCGGGTCCTGGGGCCGAAGGACCAGTTGGGGGTCACGATCAATCTGACGGTGGTGAACCAGGGCGTGATCGGCAGCCAGCGGGACATGATGAACTGGCTGGTCGCCTCCCTCCAGCAGGCCAAGCGGGAGAACCGGTTGCGCGGCATCATCCCCACGGGGCCGTGACCCGTGGCCATCGCGTTCGGGGCAGCCGGGCTGCCCATCAGCGGGACCGTGCCGGCGTCCGGCGTGGTCGGTGCCGGCGTGCCCGCCGGAGTCGTGGCCGGGAACCTGCTGCTGGCCGTGCTGCTGTTCGACTGCAACACGAACAGCACACCGCCTGCCGGCTGGACCCTGGTGCAGCGGCGGCGCGCGGCCACGGCGGCGGGGTCGTTCCAGCCCCCCACCGTGGAGGTGTGGCGCAGGGTCGCCACCGGGACGGAGGGGTCGTTCCAGATCTGGACGTTCTCCACCGCCGCGTGGCCCGCCGGGACACCGGACGTCCTCGCGCAGATCTTCTCCTACACCGGCACCGACACGTCCACACCGATCGAGGTGTCGGCCACGGTCGCCGGGACCAGCGAGGTGCCCAGCATCTCGCGGCAGCAGGCCCAGCTGACCACGTCGGCCGCCAACTCCTGGCTCATGACGGTATGGGGGCTGTCCGGAAGCCTGGTCTCCACGACCATCTCACCGTCCGACACCAGCCGCTCCACGGCGACCCCGTTCCACGCCCTGACGCTGGGCGTGTGGGACAACGCGGCAGCTCTCGCGGCAGGACTCCAGGCCCAGCGCACCACGTCCACGAACTCCATCGGGAGCTGGGACGGCGACGTGGGCGTGTCCCTCTCCATCAAGATCGCGCCCGGCGCGGGGGCCGGCGTCGCCCAGGCCCAGACCGCCTTCGGGTCCGGTACCGCCTTCGGTGCCGCCGCCGCCCCTGTGAACGGGCCCTGGGACCAGTGCGGGCCGGAGGGGCTGCCGGACTACACCTGGGCCGTGGACTGGCCGCAGACCGGGCTGGCCGCCGCCGGCCGGATCCTGAATGCGAACCCCTACTTCCCCGGCGGCACCACCGGGTGGACCGGGGTGGGCGCGTCCGTGGGGTGGAGCGACAGCCTGTACATGTCCAGCCGCCGGGTCCCCGTGGCCGTGGTGACCCCGGACGGTGTGACGACCAGCGGCGGCATGACCCAGGCCCCGCGCACCGCGTCCGGGTCCGTGACGGCCGGCATGCCCTATGTGGCGGACTGCTGGGCATGGACTCCTGCGGCGTGGGGCGACGTGCGCACGTGCGTGGACTGGTACACCGCCGCCGACACCTTCATCTCCACGTCTTTCGGGTCCCTGTCCACCATCGCGGCCGGGACGTGGACGCACCTGGTCCAGACCCTGACCGCGCCGGCCACCGCAGCCCGTGCGGCGGTGCGCTTCAAGTTCGGGCTCACCCCGCCCACGTCCCAGGTGTTCTACGTCTACGGGCTGCTGCTCATGGACCCGTCCCTGCCGGAGGACCGGATCACCCCGTCCCCGCTGGACCAGGTGGGACAGGACATCCTGTCCTCCGGCGCGGCGTGGGCGTACGGGCGCGACCAGATGCGGCAGATCAGCCCGGCCGCGCTCGGCACCGCGTCCTTCACCGTGGACAACACCCGGCGCGTCTACAGCCCGGACGTCACCAGCTCCCCGCTGAACGGGAACCTGGACGCGGCCCGGCCCATGGCGGGCCAGGTGCAGTTCGGGGGCAACACGTACCCGCTGTTCGCGGGCCGGATCGATGACTACACCGTGCACGCGGACCGCAACAACCGCACGGTGGACTTCACGTTCCTGGACTCCGCCGCCGCTATCCAGACCACGCCCGTGACCACCACGCTGTACTCCGGGATCCGGACCGGGGACGCGGTGAACATCATCCTGGACGCGGTGGGCTGGACCGGTCCCCGGGACATCGACCCGGGGGCGACCGTCATGCCGTGGTGGTGGCTGGACGCCACCGCCGCCGGGGACGCGCTGTCGGACCTCATGAAGTCGGAGGGACCGCCGTCGATCGCCTACGCCGGGCCGGACGGCACGTTCGTGTTCCGCGACCGGACGCACCGGCTGCTCCGTGACCAGTCCCTGGAGGAGCAGGGCGTGTTCACCGCCGCCGCCATCGACTGCGCGGTACCGGCCGCCACTGGGCTGTCCTACACCGACCCGGTCACCTACACGCACGGGTGGCGGGACATCATCAACTCCGTCACGTTCCAAGTGGGGCAGCGCGCCATCGCGGCACTCCCGTCCGCCGTGTGGTCCACCACGTCCACGATCAGCGTGACCACCGGGCAGCCGGTCACGCTCCAGGCAGTGGCCTCCGACCCGTTCCTGGGCGCGATCACCCCCGTGGCCGGGACGGACTACGCCGTGACCGGGGCCGGCACACTGACCGTGTCCATCAGCCGGACGTCGGGGCTGTCCACCACGGTCACGCTCACGGCCACGTCCGCTGACGTCATCGTGACCGGGATGCAGCTACGCGCCTACTCGGTTCCGGTGGCCAACACGGTGACGGTCTCCCGGTCGGACCCCACGTCCACGGCGGAGCACGGCACGAAGGCGTACCCGGACACGGTGCCGTGGGCCGGGGCCGGGGACGCGGACGCCATCGCGCAGACGGTCCTGGCGAAGTACGCGGAGCGCCGGCCGCTGATCCAGATCCGGGTCGTCTGCTCCGATCCGGTGCACTTCGTGCAGATCGTGTCCCGGACCGTGTCCGACCTGATTCGGGTCGTCAACGGGGAGCTGGGCCTGAACGCGGAGTTCTACGTGGAGCACGTGGCGCACCAGGCCGACCGGATGGACTGGGGCAAGCCGCCTGTTCACGCCGTGGTCCTGGGCTGTGAGATGGTCGGGTCCTTCGGATCGGCGAACCCGTTCACGTTCGACCTGCGCGGGGCCGGGTTCGACCAGGGCGTGTGGGACCCTCCGTCCCAGGACGACCCGGCTACGGTCTTCGTCTTCAACGACCCGTTGCGGGGGGTCTTCAACGTGGGGAGGCTCGGCACATGACCGTGCAGGCGCGGATCTACAGCGGCCAGTGGATCGGGGACTGCTCCCGGCCCGGCTGCTCCAACGCGGAATGGCTGCTGGAGGGGGACCGGGCGTACGGCACACCGCTCCCGGTCTTCCGCTGTTCCTACTGCCTCCAGCTGGACATGATCGAATGGCCCGACCCGGAGTTCGTGCGAGACGCCATGGCGGTGCTGGCCGTCCGCCCGCTGCCGCACACCCGCAACTGGTACCCGCCGGAGCACCCGGAGGCCGTGAAGGTGGGCCTGCCGCACGGCCAGAGCGTGGACGACCTGAGAGACGAGAACCGGGACCACGGGGTCCCGGTACCGGCGTAGGAGAGGAGATCACGTGTCCGTACAGGGAGTCATCCGCGAGGAGATCCGGCAGCTGCTGGAGGGCGCGCTGGGCCCGCTGATCGAGCGGCTGGAGGCACTGGAGAAGCGGTTGGAGGACCCGGAGACCCAGGTGGGGTCCCCCGCCCGCAGCGACGTCCCGGCCCCGGAGCCGTGGCCGCAGGAAGCGGACGGGGCGGACGACGTGGCCGACCTGGCACCGGAGAAGGTGTCCCGGGCCGCCGTCACGCCCCGCAAGCGCGCGCCGCGCAAGACCGCAGGAACGGAGTAGCCGGATGTCCTGGACCGCGCCCATGACCGCCGTGGCGGGCAGCGTGCTGACCGCCGCCCAGTGGAACCAGTCGGTCCGGGACAACCTGCTGGAGACGGCCCCGGCGAACGCCTCCACGGTGAGCGGGTACTTCGTCGTGGACGCCCCCAACTCCATCGTGCAGCGGCTGGGCCAGACGGCCACGGTGACGACGTCGGAGACCACGACCAGCACCACGTACACCGACCTGGCGACGCCCGGCCCCGCCGTCACGGTGACCACGGGGACGATGGCCCTGGTGGTCGTGGCCGGCACCACCCAGAACTCAGGGGCCGGGACCACGCGCATCGCCTATGACATCTCCGGGGCCACGTCGCTGGCGTCAGCCGACACGCGGGGAATGGGCAACGCGAACACCGACTCCGTCACGGCCGGGACGACCGTCCTGGAGACCGGCCTCACCCCGGGGTCCAACACGTTCACGGCGAAGTACCGGGTGTCGTCCGGCACCGGCACCTTCCTGTCCCGCCGCATCGTCGTCATGCCGCTCTGAGAGGGGTGCACTATGGCCTGGTCCACTCCCATGACAGCGGTCGCGGGAAACGTCTTCACCGCCGCCCAGTTCAATCAGTACGTACGGGACCTGTTCAATGAGACGGCCCCCGCGAAGGCGTCCGCCGCCGGTCAGTGGTTCATCTCCACGGCCGCCAACGCCCTGGCCGCGCGGACCATCACGTCCGCGAGCGTGGCCACGTCCGAGACGACCACCAGCACGTCCTACACGGACCTGGCCACGTCGGGACCGGCGGTGGCCACGGTCACCGGGACACAGGCGCTGATCGCCCCGTACAGCGCCATGGCCAATTCGGGCACCGGGTTCTCCGTCATGGGTGTGGCGGTGAGCGGGTCCAGCTCCATCGCGGCGACCGACGCCCACGCGGTGGGCGGCCCCTTCGGCACGAACGGGGGGCGGGTGTCCGGACTGTTCCTGGTGACCGGCCTCACCCCGGGGTCCAACACGTTCACGGCGAAGTACCGGGTCCTGTCCGGCACCGGCACGTTCGTGGACCGCAGCCTGACGGTACTGCCGCTGTGACCACCGTGAGGCAGTACGCGCAGCAGCTCCGGGCCGTGGCCGTGAGGATC